GCTCCAGCCAGTCGAGGCTGTCGATGACGACGGTCTCGTAGTCGTGCTTCTCGACGCGGAGTTCCGCCAGGGCACCGATCACGTCGTCGAAGGTCGTGGCCAGCGGGAACTTCTCACAGGCGATCTCATCCAGGCCGTCCTCGGTTTGGATGAAAATTGGCTTGGGGGCCTGGGAGCCAAAGGTGCTCTTGCCGATGCCCTCGATGCCGTACAGCAAAATGCGCGGCGGCTTCGGCGTCCGTCCGCGCTGGACGCGGGACATCAAAGTCATGCGTGGACCTCCTCGGGTTGATGGTTCTGGACGGCATCAACGCGCTCCACGCGGAAGGCGCCGTCGCCAAACTCGCGCCGGACGAAGCCGACGAACAGACGGTTCACGTCCCGGCCGACCGGCGTGCCGGCGTCGATGACGCAAGCACGCCGATCAGCGTCCAGGAAGTGGGTTGCGTCGAGGCGAACCTGCGCCTCGCCGTGCAGGCTCTCTGCGCCCCAAAGGGCCAGCAGCAGCGTGGCCTCGATTTCCTCGACCGGAACGCGAGGCGGGAACGAGTAGCGGTACAGTTCCTTGGTCATGTCAGTTCCCCCGCGAAATGCTCAGGGCCTCTACATGAAGACCTTTGCAATCCGCAAGGGAACTGACGCAGCGATCACAGATAAATCCGCAGGCCCGCGTCCTCGAAGCACTGACGCAGGCGCTGAACCTGGCGCTGGAGCGTCGTGCGCGGCACGCCCAGCTCGCGCGCGGCCTGTGACAGGGACTGGCCCTTGAGCCGCTCGGCCAGGGCGCGAAGGTCATCGGGCAGCCGGGCCAGGACCTCGGCCAGATCGCTGGCCAGGTCGAACGCTTCCTGGTCGCTGGGGCGTGGATCGACGGGCTCGGGCGACTTGCCATCCTTGGTCTGCCCCTGGTCCAGGGAGCGCACCGTACCGCCATCGCGCTTCTTGGCCCGCCGCTCGCGCAGGATCATGGCGACGGCGCGCTCGATGACGGTGGTGATGAAGACGTTCGGGTGGGCCTGCTCCGGGTCGAACAGGTCCAGGCTTTGAAGCAGGCGCAGGACCAGTTCTTGTTCCAGGTCCTGGCGATCCTGCTTGGTGAAGCCGGCGCGGCTGACGAGCAGCCGGACCTTGCGTCGGATGATGCCCTGAGCGAAACGGTCGAGAACGATCTTGTCGTCGTGAAACACGGGAAATCTCCTCCCGGCCGCGGAGGAGAAAAGGCGTGGGCCACGACGATTGGCGAAGAGATGCAGGCCAACGCGAAGCGGAGGCGATGCGAGGAGCGCCATGATCGGCGTCGCCCACAATCGCCTCCGCTTCGCGGCCGGCAAAATGTCAGGTGATAGAACGTTTGGTTTCCGCGCGGGGGCCAAGCCCGTGATTAGGCGGCGGCCTCCGCGACCAGCATGCGGAACGGCAGCCCGTGCTTGATCTCCAGGACCTCGATGGTGCCGTCGCCCAGCTGGTCAAAATGTTGGAACAGCTCGACGACCTGTGTCTTGAGCAGGAAGTTGCCGGCGTCGAGTTCGGGCCGGGGGCCGTACTCGCCGCCGAACTTGACCTCGCGGATCACGCGCGGCGGCGGATCGAGAACGGGATCGCCATTCAGGACGGCCAGGCCCTCAATGCGGCCGAAGTTGATGGCTTGCATCAACTCCAGCAGGCCAACTCGACGAGCGGACAGGTCGTGCTTGGAAAGGTGGAGAGACTTGTTGCGCCCCCTGTCGGGCGCTTGCGCAGCGACACTCATAGCGGTTTCCCTCGTGGGTTAACGCGATCACCAACGCGGCGATCCGCACGAAGGAAGTCTCGCTGAAGTGGCTGTTTTTATCGGTGCGCGAAGAGTGTCGAAACGGTTGCGGAGTTTCGTCAGGACCTGTTGAGCTTCTCAGCGCGTAGCTTGCCGGCCCCGGTCAGCCAACAGCCGCCGCCTGAGCCGGTCTTGCTGCCGATTAGCTTGCGGGTTTTGAGGTCTGCCATGACGCTCTTCAGTGCGTTTGGGTCCGTGCCGTCGCCCAGCGCCTTGATGGCAATATCCTCGGTGGATTGGCGATGATCTGAATCGAGCGCTCCCAGCTCCAGCATTGCAATGAGGACGGATTGCGCACGGTTGTTGAGCGGTTCATCGTCGACCGGACGATCCGGCAAGGCTGCCCGGATTGCCTCGTCGGCGATGGACCATTGGCCGTCGTCGGCAACGGCAAGCGCGTCCACAAGCGGAAGATTCGCGGACCCGACGGCACGAAGGCGCAGGTCGAGTTCTGCGGTTACGAATCGACGTGTCGGCGTGAGCATCAAGAACGGAGAAAGCCTTTGCGAGATGAGCGACGCCGCGCCGGACGTGACCTCGGCCGCGTCGCTTGGCAGGATCAGGAATGCTGCCACGGAGTGACCCGTCGGCCGGAAACTGCCGAGAGAGAATAACCTGCCATCCTGGGCGACGACTTGGTTGGCGGCACCGAGCCCCAGGGCGCCGGCCACTTGCGCGGCCAGCCGTTGCTGATCCAGTTCATAAACGACAAGCTGGCTTCGAGACAATGTGATCGTCTCACCTGTCTCCTGGCAGACCCCGACAAGGTCGTTGCGGCCGTGCTCGATCACCTGGTACGGCAAGCCGCCGTCGGGCCGGGGAAAGGAAGACGCGCGGTCCTTTTGCGGCCGGAGGAAGGGCTTTATCAGGTGGTAATCACCACGCAGGTGCGCCAGCCACTCCAAATCGACGGCGGCGAGGGTTGGCAACGACTCAACGGCCGGCCAGAACCTTTTGAGGTTGGTCACTTTCCTGCTCCTCCGCCTTGATGATGAACCCCCTGGCCTCTAGCCATTGCTCAACCAGCACGCTGTCGTCGTCACGGGTGAACTGGGCAATGTTGGACGGCTTGATGACCACGGATCGCGGCGTCTTGGCGTCGCTGAATTTGACCTGGAAGGTTGCCCGGATGATTCGACCTCCCTCAGGGAACGATTTCTTCCGCGACGTAAGCAGTGCAAAGATTTCCTCAGATTTCCTGGTGACCACTTCCCACGGATTGCCGGCGAAGAAGAATTGCACCTCCCGCAGCTTGATCCAATCGATACCCTCGATGTCTGCGAGCGACAATGAGATTTCCCCCATTTCGCGGAGCGGATCGAGCGTGTACTTCTCCGTGCCGGGGAAAATTTCGTCGTCGCCGAACAGGTGCTTTCCGAACTTGGTCCGATAGAGTTCCTTCTCCCCCTTGGACCGGGCGTTGATCCGCAACTCGCCAATCTGCGGCGAGTAAACCAGCACGTCGTACTTGAGCGGCCGGAAGTAGACGCTGGAAGCCTTGATCCCGTCGATGCTCTCTTCGCGCTTGAACGGTTCGCCGTGGCGGACGAGGAACCAGACGCCGTCATCCTTCTGGCACATGATGATGCGCGAGCCGCGTCCGCGTTTTTTCTCCTCGAACCAGTCGTCGAGATCGCTGGCCAGCGCGTTGAGCTGCTTGTCCGAGGGCCGCTTGAACGCCGGCCTCTTGAAGCGGTCCATCTGGTAGGACTCAAAGGAGCGGACCTTGGCCAGGTAATGTTCGGCGTGCTTCCGCTCCAGGATGTCGCTGTTGAGGAGCCAGATCTGGACCGCGATGTCGGCAGGCGAGTGGTCCGACCCAGGCGCGAGCCTCAGTTTCTGCTGCTTGGCCTCGGCCAGCAGCGAGTCCATGCCCTCGGGCGTCGCCATCTCATCGACGAAGTAGAGCGCGTCGATGAGTTCCTTGGGCGTCTTGCCGTCAGGCGTCATGAAGATGCTGGCCAGTTCCTCGTAGTCCAGCTCCCCGTCCGTGGCAGATTGTGGCAGGCTCACGCCCCGCGACAGAAGGAAACGCCGGTGAGGTTTGAGGAAGGCCAGAAGCCTCTTGGCCTCGATCTCCTTCAAGGTTTCCGGGCACGAGAACCGCCGCAGTGTAAAGGTCGCCATCGAAACGCCTCTCCTTTCTGGTTCCGGCGAATCGCCTGGAGTGCATCCAAGCTACAGATCAACGTCCTGGAGGATCGCCAGTGCGCCGCACGGCCACGACTTTCCCAAGGATACGCAGTTCATCACCGGCTCCGATGACAATGGGTTTGAATTTGGGATTCTCAGGTCTCAGTTCAATGCTTGGGCCTTGAATGGAAAGCCGCTTGACCGTTGCCTCGTCGTCGATCAGGGCCACGACAATGTCTCCGCTCTCGGCGATCGGTTGCTGCCGCACAATGACCACGTCCTGATCCGCAATCCCGGCATTCGCCATGCTCTGGCCCGACACCCGCAGCGCGAAGCATCGCCCGCCACGAACAAGTCCCCCCTCGACGAGCACCTCGCCAATGAGATTCTCCTCGGCCAGGACCGGATGCCCGGCGGCAACGGTGCCCAACAAGGGGACCGCCACGAGGTCCGCCGGCCCGTCGTCGCCGTCGCGGATGATGCTGAGGCCGCGCGCCTTGCGCGGCTCACGCTTGATGTAGCCCTTGCGAACCAGCTGGTTGATCTGCTCGTGGGCGCTGGCCGACGAGATGCCGAGGACCTCGGCCAGCTCCTGCGCGGTCGGCGGATACCTGTGACGGGCGATGAACGCTCGGACCTCGCCAAGCGTGCGGCGCTGGGCGTCCGTCAGGTTCTCGATGGGCCGTCGCCCACGACGTTTCTCCTGGTCCATGATGTCTTTCCCGTTAGCCAGCAATTGAGAAAAGCCGGCCCCCGCAGGCCGGCATATTTAGACCTGATGAATATAAGAGCAATTGGACGGGTATCATGCAAGTGAAAGTTTGTCCATGACCCAGCGGCATCGTGAAAATAGGCTGATTTCTCAGGTTTTTTCGGTTGCAAGCTCCTTCCACATGACACGCTGTTTCCGCCAGTCAGGCGCAGCTGCAATCGGTTGCAGCTGACGCAGGTGGATTGGATCACGGCCATGCTCCGTCCGGGGCAGGAAGAGGATAGCCGCCTGGATGTCAGGGGCCAGGTTCAAGAGATTCATGATCTGGCTGATGCGCGGGCGGCTCACATGGCCCAGCTCGGCCAGCTCGCTGTAGTCGGCAACCTGCCCGGCGCGGAGGTACTCCTCGAAGCGAATCGCCAGCGCCATGAGGCGGGCGACGCGCGGGACCCGCCCTGGCTCCCTGACCGGGCGCGGCGGTTCCTGCCCGACTGCCATTTCCCGACGGCTGCCCCGGCCGCGCCGGCGGAAGTGGACGTTGCACTCGAAGGTGGGATTCGTCATGCGATCTTCTCCTTGGGTTGGTTGGCCAGTTCACCAGCCAGCATCTTGATGCCCGAAGGGCGGAACGTGATCGACACCTTGCCTGCGGCCCCGTCGTAATCGACCTGCTCGATCAGGAGCTGCACGATGCGGGCCTGTTCGCGCTGCGTCAACGAGTCCCAGACCGGGTCGAAAACGGAAAGGGCCAGCGCGACCTCGCGCTCATCCACCATTTCTTGGCTGAGAGCGATGATCTGCTCGTTGATCTCGGTCGTCCGGCGCTCGGCGTCGCGGATACGCTCTTGAAGGTCGGCCAACCGGGAAACGGCGGGCGTGCTGGCGTCGCCTGCGAGCTTGCGGACCTCGGCGTTCCACCGCCCCAGTTCCCGTTCCAGGCCGCGCCGCTCGGCCTCCAGTTCCGCGACGCGAGCATTACCCTGGACGCGGGCCTCGGCGAAGGTCTCGTTCAGCAACGCCGGGTCCTTGCCGATGCACTTGATCTGATCGACGACGAACCGTTCGATCTCGCCGGCGGGGATTGACTTCGACGGACAGGTGTGCCAACCCCGCTTCTGGGCGCTGGAACAGACGTAGTAGCGGTAGCGCTTGTTGCCGTCCTTGGTCGTATGCGTCGGCGTCATGGCGCAGCCGCAGGGGACGCAGCGCAACATGCCCTTGAGCAGCGCCCCGAATTTGTTCCGCACCAGCGCGCCACCGGTGCGACCGTTCCGCTGTAGCAAGGCTTGGACGCGCTGCCAGGTCGCCGGGTCCACGATGGCGGCGTGTTCGCCGTCGTGGATTTCGTTCTTGTACCTGATCTTGCCGGCGTAGGTGATGTTGGTCAGCAGCTTGTGGAGGTTGGTCTTGGTGAACGGCTTGCCGCCGCGCTCGCGGCCCTTGCGGGTCGTCCACCGCTTGTTGAGCCAGCCACGCCGGTCGAGTTCCTTGATGACCGGGATCATGGCCTGGTGTTCCAGGTACAGATCGAAGATGGCCCGAACCCGGAACGCCTCGTCCTCGTTGACGACGAGCTTGAAGCCCTGCGGGTCGATGTCATAGCCCAGCAACGGATGACCACCCGCCCATTTCCCCTTGCGCCGGGCGGCGGCGATCTTGTCCCGCGTCCGTTCGCTGATGATTTCGCGCTCGAACTGTGCGAACGACAGCAACACGTTCAACACCAGCCGTCCCATCGACGTGGCCGTGTTGAACTGCTGCGTGACCGAAACGAACGAGACATGGTGCTTCTCGAACACCTCCATCATCCTGGCGAAGTCGAGAAGCGACCGGCTGAGGCGATCCACTTTGTAGACAACGACGCAGTCGATCTTGCCCGCGTCGATGTCCGCCATCAGCCGCCTGAGCGCGGGCCGGTCCATGTTGCCGCCGGTGAAGCCGCCATCGTCGTAATGGCCCGGCAGGCATTCCCATCCTTCGTGCGTTTGGCTTTTGATGTACGCCTCGCCCGATTCGCGTTGGGCGTCGAGCGAGTTGAACTCCTGCTCCAGGCCCTCCTCCGTGGATTTGCGCGTGTAGATGGCGCAGCGGACGGTTGGCCTGGGCGGTGGTGCTTTGCGTGTCTTGCTCATCGGCTTTCCTCCTTTCCGAGGCGAAAGAAGTAGTAGCCGTTGCAGTGCTGGCCAGTAATCGCCTTGGCCACGGCGCTGAGCGACTTGAAGACCTCACCCTCGAACTCGAAGCCGTGCGGCAGAACCTTGACATGCAGGGATTCGCCCTTGTACGTGCGGGTAATGACCGTGCCGGGCAGCGGCAGGCGGTCGTCCCCCTTGACGCGAAGTGCCGCCGTCCTGGTGCGCTCGGCCAGGGCCGGGCCAGCCTTGGCCTTCGGCGGCGAGAGCCGCAGGTCGGCGTCGTTCGCCAGGTCAGCGGCGCGTTGGCGGGCACGTTCGGATAGGCCCCCTTCGGCCAAGGCCTGGAGCCGCCACGCGATTCGCTTGACGAGCCAGCCCTTGTTGTTGGCGGGCGTCTCCTCGCCGAACACATCGGCGTACCTGGCCCGCAGTTCCTTGACGGTCATCCGCTGCAAGGCGGCGACCTCCTTCCCGACGTTCAGGTGCATGATGCGCTCCTTTCTCTAGGTCTCGGAAACCGTTAACCCCTGTGGACACTGAGCACGGTTTCGCCGCAAACCTCAAGGCAATCTTGGCCGGATTCCGGTAAGTTCTTCGGGCCGAAAACTTGGCCGGGATCGGTGGGGAGCGCGGCGCGGGAACGGAGGCGCAGAATGCCGGCAGCGAGAATGGCCGCGACTTCGCGGAGCCGCTCATCGGCGGTCATGGCGGCGGGATCGTCGTGCGGTCGCATGGGACCTCCAGGTGGAAGCGCCCACAGCGACCTTCGCTTGGCGACGGGCCGGCTGTCTGGCAGGAAGAGTTCGTCTACCTATGACCTTTGCAATTCGAGTTCGAGTTGACGCATCGGGGTCCGAGAGGGACCGGGCCGGTAACTCCGAGAGGGGTGGTAACCAGAGATTCAGAGAGTTTTGGCGCGAGATTTCGGGGTGCGAGAGGGACCTTCAGGGTTCCTCTCGCACCCCGGTTGGTCTCTCTCGAAACAGAGAGCGCGGGGCCAGCGGCGGGCGTGGCGGAAGTGCTTGCGAGAAAGGCGGAAAACGCGAAACACCGGGAGGCTAACCTCTCGGCGTTTTCTGGTAACTGGCGTGGACGGTTAGTCCGTGGAAAAAGGAAAAGCTCCCCGAGTAGGACTCGAACCTACAACAAACCGGTTAACAGCCGGTTGCTCTACCATTGAGCTATCGGGGAATGTTCGTTTGCCTCTCCACCCATTTCACCTACATCTACATAGCTGATCTTTT